CTTTATTCTGTTTAGAGAATGTTACATTATAAAAATATGAATTATCGTATGCAATTGATGTAAATTCTTCTTGTACCCAATCATCAGGAATACCTGTAGATACATGTGGCCAGAAGTCACCTTCTCTAATATTAAATGCTTGACGAAGATCTACATTATAATTAGACTCACAATAAAAACTAGGAATCCCATATGCAAACAAATAGAAGTATCCATCATAGAATGTTCTATATGTTCCAGTTCCTCCAGTAGGATCTGTATCTTTTGGAATTGATGCAGGGTCATTATAACAATCAAAGTTATGTGCTTTAATTGAAACAATATTTATTAAATTCTCATATGTATATAAAATAGATCTAGCAGAATGCCAGAATTTTGGATAAGCTATATTACCAATCTCATCATAGAATATATCACTATCATCTATTCCATTCACTCTATTATCTAAAAAGAATGGAAGTTTTGTTTTATAAGCAAATTTATTTATAAATGTATCTCCACCAAATGCTACATCATCAGAATAAGAACTTGTATTGAACATTCTTTGAAATCCTGTATCAACTGTCTCATAAGAATATATCTGTCCCCATTGGTTTATAAATATATTTTTCATTGATGCATAATAAGATACTACTTGAATATCTCTTTCTTTTTCAGGAGTATTGCAATAGTTTATTTTTTCACCTTCAACAATTACATCACATGCACCTTTTCCTCCAATAATAAATCTTGATTTATCTGATATTAATGATACACCATTAGAATCTAAAAGACTTGGTGTTTGATTAGGAAATGGAAGAGGATCATATTTATCTACTGTTTTTGTGTATATAGAAGATTCTCTTTGAAAATTATTAATATTTTTATCATCACCAACATTTAATACTCCTGGAATCAAATATGTATTTATATCAAGTTGTCTTTGTTTAATACCTGTTAGAGTTCCTAATGTAACATTATTACCTATTGCTGCAGAATAATCATAACTAGCTATAGAGTTAAACGATTGAGCATAATTCTTTCTTGTTATACCATTTATATAAATAGTTAGATATGCTTGGTATGCTGTAAACACAGCAGTCATATCTCCACCACCAATAGCAAATGAACTGTCTAAAGCATCTTGTTGTGCTTCTCTAGAAAGAAGTCTATATTTTGCATTTCCCTTCACTGGAACAAAATGTGCCACTCCTGCACCAAACATTACACTTTCTAACTTAAGAACATCTCCTAAGAAAGGTTGTGAGAAAGATGTATCAGGAGAATTAAATACTTGTCTTCTTGCAGACTCTGGTTTATCAATAGGTGGAACTGGTTTAGATTCTCCACATGTATCATTTAATGGAGATCTTCTACTATATAGATTACAACTACTATTTCTATAAGGAGGTTGTTCTCCAAGAGCTAATGGCAAAGGCCATACAGGCATAACTGTTGAAATAGATTCAGCACTTGTACGTCCACCGTCACTATCTTCAAGATATGGGAATGTACCAACAGATAAATAATTAAAAGGAATTTGATTTGTAGGACATACTTGTATACAATATGTACATGACGCACAACCAGGACCACACACATATCCTTGTTTTAATGTTAATAGAGCATCGTTATTACATGTCCATTCAACATCTGCTCTTAAAAAACCAAAAGCTTCATTACTTGAACCATTCACTCTAACCACATCATAATTACCAGGACCTATGCAGGCTTTACCTGTTAGATATTTTGGTCTAGTTAAAGAACAAAATTCATAACTTTGACCAGCAATCATTTCATTACAATTTATCAATTTAGCTGTAACTGTATCTGTATATTCATACACACCTGATTCTTTACATTGAACAATCCAGATTTTAGATTGTCCTAAACTATCATATGCATTAGATGTTGAATTTAAGAAAGGATCTTCATTAAGATCATTATATGGATAGTTTGGATAATAAAGGGTTTGTTCTTGTCTTGTATATGTTCCAACATTACGGAGCATTCCTTTACCAACAATAGATTGATTATTATTTCTATTACCTCTTACTATTTTGAATCCAGCAATATTATCTTTTTGATCTTGTGTAATAGAAGAGTTTGCTATCAATGACTGAACTTGTGATATATCAACTTTTACACCAATTGGAAATACAGCATTAGTTTGCATCTCTGGTTTAAACCCAGGAATCAATGCATATACAGGAGTTTCAAATATAGGACTAACAAGAACATCAGGAAATTTATGATGTCTAATAGGTTGACCAGCAAGATCACCCCATACATCTATGTTACAAGGATAGGTTTCTATTGATTCCCAATAAGCAAATTCACCATATTGATACGGTGTAGCATTACCTATTTTATTTCCATCAGCAAATCCTAATAGTCTTGCTGTATTATATATTTTCCAATAAGGACTATAACCTATTCCTGTTAATGGGTCTACTCTATCAGGCTCACCTATAAAATCAGCATTTGTAGTTGGGATATCTGGATATTGTAAATCATCATATGTCAATGCTCTTCCAGGAATATGAAACCCATCAGTCTGTTTTCCATTCTTTAATAAGAATACAATTTCAAATGCATACACTTCATCTCTAAGATATCCTCTAAGATTTGTAGCATTTAATTCATCTGCATAATTTTCATTAGCAGGAATCTTATATGTCTCCCATAATAGATCTATCTTAGATGCTATCTCTTGATAATTGATTCTATCAATGGATGTAAGGTTATCCCACATAAGGACATCTTGTGCAGCTGTTACATCTTGAGCTATATCATAATAAGGATATTTTTCATATATATCTGTAAGTGATAGATTGATTAATGTTTGATTTTGTCCAGTGTAGGTTACTGTATCAACTTCATTTTCAATTGAGTATGTACCAACTAAAATAGGTGTAACTACACCATTCACTGTAGAAAGCACAGCTATATTATAATACATATATAATCCTGATGTATCTAAATTAGTAACAGATATCTCAATAGATTTACCCACCTTGTAATCAAATATAGCACTTGTCTCATTTGAATCAGCAATAGGAGTAGGATTGGTAATAGAATAATATGATGTATAAGGATTACCTGATGCATCGGAATATTGTATAGTAAATTGATATGTACCAGAAGTAATATCTCCACCATTATATATATTAATTACCTCAAGTTGAGGAATTTTAAAATTAGGTTGTATTTTAAGTTGATTACAATCTAATTCTTTAGTATATGTAGGATTACAAATATCTGAATCTACTGTTGGAATATAAGGAATATTTTCAATATCTAAATATCTTCTAGAATTATATCCATCTGTCCAGTATATTTCAGTTTTACAATTTGTAATTTTATGTACCACTTTATGTATTGGATGGTTAACATCAAAATTAAGACATGCTGATTCTACTAATGTATTATATAGACAGTCATTGTTATCCATATATCCAATCTGACTCATTCCTATATTAGAATTTACTAGAAAGAATATATGTTTATTTTTTTCATTAATGAAATAAGTACCTATTAAAGAATATCCTGAAGGAAATTGTAAACAAAATTCATTAGCTTGTTCATTTTGATAATTAATAGAATTATTATCAAAGTTTTCTACAGCAGCATTTAATGCATAAGTTAATGTACCAGGTTTAATTTGGTTTAAAGTTTGATCCATATTTAAACCACTAGCTCCAAAATTAGGCTGTGGTTTAATATTACTTTGATCTCCACCAAGTATTTGTTTTATTTTATCTAACTCGTCTGCCATAGTTATTAATTATTACGTCTTCTACCAGCTCTATTAGTACGATTAGGAAGTTCATACATATTAAATCTATTAAGATCATTTTTGATCCTTCTTTGTTTCTCCCAAGGAGTTTGTTTCTTAATTTCAATACTAGCCATAATAAAAGCTTCTTCATAAGCTTGCTTATGATACATCAACTTCTGTTGTAACTGATTAAATGTTTCATCATTAGTTTGATTAGTTAACATTTCAAACACTTTAAACTTAAGAAATGCTTCTACATATTCTCTTATACGATAATTATCAGGAATCAATTGATTTCCTATCTCATCATATTCTGTAGCATAAAATATTAAATGTACTACACCATTTCTGAAATTAGTTACAAACTTATTATCTCGTATATCAAATGAATCATAACTAGCAGAGCCAGGAGTGAATTCATGAATAGGTGGAGCTTCTGAATAGAATTCCCAATTGTTTGTATATTCCACTCCACAGTTTTGTCTTGCAGAGATGTTTCCAGGCTTAAGTAAGTAGTCATGAGTAAATCCTCTGGCTACACTATTGTTTGTCTTATATACAGCTTGTACAAGCACAGGCATACATGTACCATCACATTGTGGTGTTTGACATCCAGGTTTATTACAAGGAGTTCCTCCAATAGTTAATGGTGCCACTTGAATTGTAGTAGCTGAAGCTGCTTGTGAATAAAATGAATTAGCTGATTGATAAGGGAATCCAGCTACCTCTGTAGTCATCCAAGCTTCTCTAACAGCATAAAAGTTATCAGGAAGTCTTGCTTGGAAGTCTTCAACAAATAAAACTTCATCAGTAATTACATAGGTAGTTCTTCCTAACTTCTTTAGAGCTTTGTCTAAGTATGTAGGAAATAAAAGATCATCTACAGCACCTGTATCAAAATAAGATTTTAATTCTTCTTTTACAGTTGAGTAAACAGGTTCTGGGCTTATGAAAGCATATTTATAGTAGTATGACATAATTTATTTTTTCCATTCATTATAGATGTGTTGATACTTATCGTTGGTCTTTAAGTAATGTGATAAAAGTCTTGATGTTAATCTAGAAGGTTTGAAATACCAAAAGTCAGAATTTTTAAAACGTGCTGTGGATTTAAACCACATCCAACCAAAAAAATAACCTTCCGTATGATAATTAAAGTTATAAATAACTTTTCCTTTCTCTTTAGTTTTTTGCCAATCGATTGGTAGGTTAATGAACTCTTTACCATCTATGTTATTTTTTAATCTTCTTCTTTTCTTCTTGTTGATAGAGAATTCTCCAAAACCATATGGAAGCTTTGCTTTCTCACCAGTCTCTAAAATATATTCTTTAAATGATTCATTGTAGGTGTATAATATATTCCTCCACTCATCAAATGTTAATTTTACAGATTGATGTTTTTTGCAAAACTGATTATAGTTATCTTTACTAGAGCTTCTCCAATCAACCTTTGTCCTCATTAATTAGTTGGTTTTGAGTTAGGAGCTTGACCATCTATACCTTCTTCACTAGTATCTGTTTTCAAATTAAAATAAGTAGACAATAGTTTCTGTGATGTAAGTTGTAACACTTGTTGTTCTAAGTATCCAGGAAGAGCAAATTCTTTATCTAAAGGATTCTTACATATCTCATCGGTGGTATATTCTGGTGTACCACATCCACATTCAGGATACATGATATCATTAGTTACATCTTCTTCAAAGAAAGCTACAAATCTAATTGCTTTAAGTAAAGGATTGTTCACATATAAATATCCATTAGATATCCAGAAGTATTCTTCTTTCTTGATTACAGGAAGTTTAAGTAAGTTTAAATATCTATTAATAGAGATTTCTTTTAACTTCTTTCCTTGACCACTCATAGCATTAATAGAATAAACTCCTTGAATAACATATTGGTAATTACCTTCTGATATACGTGGGAGTTTAAATTTAGTTCTAGCTATAGAACAAGGATCTACGTAGTTACAACATTCAGAAATAGATACCTCTATCATCTCTAAACAAGGGATAGTGGTAAATAATGTATCAGTAGCCCAAAGCTTTCTAAGATTGGTTTCTCTCTTGATTAATAACAAGGAGTTGTTTCTTATCTCAGAAGCAATTGCTCTATCTGTAATAAGACTATCTGTAGAAAGTATCTTGTGGACACTTCTAACATCTGATACTAATTTTCTTAATGTTGCCATAATTATATTCGGGTTTCGAACTCTGCTATTTTACCTAGCTTACTGTCATAAACTAGAGCAAGAGCTGCACGTACTGAGTGTACGAAGTTATTATCTAAGTGCCATCTATCTGTACCAGATAAGCTAGGCATTTGTTGTATTCTTACACCTTTGACTTCTTTAGCCATATAGTGATGTTTATCTCCTGTGTGTATCTCTCTGTATTTAGCATTACCAAAGAAATGACTATATTCAGGATGTGTAGCAAACAATAAAGGAAGATCATCTAATTTACAATTACCATGGTGCCATCCAATAAATGTATTACCTAACACTTTAGCTTTGATAACTGAATGTTCTCTGATAAAATCTACATCCATAGCATCTTGAAAATATACATCTAATGCATGTGCTAAGTAAAAGGATTTAGTTCTATCATGATTACCTTGTACAAGTACAACAGTTACATCACTAGCATACTGTCTCAACATATTGATTGTATCTACAAGAACAGAAAACCCTAATTCATACTCAGAATGGTAATCCATTATAGTATCTTGTGGTGTACCCTGTGTAGTTTGGTGTTGGTAGTTATCAGTATGAAAGAAATCATTTGATATAGGAAGTACAATAGTGTTTATATTGTAATTAGCTTTCACTTTACAGATCAAAGATTGAGCCACATTGAAATATCTTAAGGCTCTTGTCTTTGGATCATTGTCACCATCTACACATCTTTTAGCTAAATGGAAATCAGATAAAGATATTTCTACATCTACATAATCTTTATCAGTAGTACGATCTTCTTTAATGATTGATACATTAGTTGGTTTGTAGTTTTCTAAAAACTTAGCAAAGTCTTCAGAAGAGTAATCTTTTGCTTCTTTTCTTTTTGAAAAGACTGAGGAAGTAAAACTTCCACTTGGTAACATCTTAGACCAATAATTGGTAATGACGTATTTATCTAGGTTTATCTTATGTAGCTTAGCTAACTCAAGATCATCTTTAGGTTCAAATGCACTAGTGACAGTACTTTCTATTGTTCCTTTCTCAACATTCACTTTTCTAGATTCTTCCATGAATTTAGTAGCAATTCCTACAAGCACATCATCAACATCATCTTTTTCTCTCAGCTCTTTTAGAAGATCATTCACTTCAAATTCACTTATTCCTAGTTTTTCTGCGTAGAACTTTTTACTTTTCTTTTGCCTTAATAACTCTTCTAATCTATGTAACAAGTTTTGATTTTCAGACATATGTATTCATATTAGTTAAAAAATATCGTAAAGATAAACAATAGTTTTTATATATTCCAAATAATTTTAGTTAGAGCTGTAATTCTTTATAACTAAATTAGTTATAAAACAAAAACTCCCCAGACAGATGCCCAGGGAGAAACCTTAGAAAACCAACAAACTAAGGTTTTTTAAGTAGGTTCAGTTAGAGTGGTAGTTGTAGTGGTAGTTGGCACAAGTGTTGTAGTGGTAGTAGTTGTTGTCACTTCATCTAAAACTATATCAATATAGTTAGTACATGTACCAGTAGAAAGAACTCTAATAGTTGTTGTATAATCTGGAACAAGTGTGGAAGAATATCCTGCAAGCAATGATGCTTTAGACACTCCTGATTCAAATGCTGAGGTGTACCCATCAAGATTTGAATATAAATTAAAAGGACCTGAATCAGTTCCAGCTGTTGTTAATGTTATTAATGTTGTCATATTATTTTATTTATTTTAAATTGTACAATTATCAATATCATAACATTGTAATATAGGATCATTTACACCTTGAATGGTTACGTCTGATGCTGGTACATAAGAATTATCATCTATAATTACTCCACAATTTATAAAAGGAGGATTTGGTGGAATTGTAAAATGTACATTATCACCTATAGAATAAAGTCCATTGAAAATAGAAAATCTAATTGTTCCTGTGTTACAAGATTCTATACGATAACAACGAACAAGTATTGTTGTAGTGGTGGTAGTAGTTGAAGAACTAGTAGAAGTTGATGTACTTGTAGAGGTACTAGTACTAGTTGATGTACTAGTGGATGTACTAGTTGAGGTTGATGTAGAAGTACTAGTAGATGTACTACTAGTAGAAGTGGTAGATGTACTACTACTACTTGTAGTGGTAGTTGTTGGACAACATACTATAAGTTGATTAGTAATAGAAATTATATCTTCTCCTATAAGCATTAACTCTTCGGTGATATTAGTCACCTCTTCTGTAAGTAATTCAACATCTGCTGTTACAGCACATATGACACTATCAAATTTACTAAGAATAGTATTTAAACCATCACAAGTTTGCACATCTGTACAAGGAAGAGGAGTACTATCGTATGTGATAGCACTCGTTCCTATTATTGTTATGTTATTTATTTCAGAGCAATTAGCCATTTTATATTTGATTTAAATTAATCCTGTACTAATCTTACTGATAATCCATCATCTTTAGTTGTATCTGATACAAATGTAGAAGTTACACTATGCCCTAAATCTAAAAATGGTGCTTGTCCTACACTTAAACTATTTGATCCCCATAAACCAGTAAAACGAGTTAAAGAACTAAAAAGTCCTAAAGTTCCATTTCTTATACCTCCTGGAAGGCCTGTAAAGCCACTACTATTTGTAGCACCTGTATTAGGAGCTAACCAATGAGTAGTTCCAGCTTCTTTAAGAGCTCCACCTGCAACAGCATCTCCTCCCCATATATCAATTAAACATTGAAGTTCTTGAGCTGAAGGAACATGATAACCTAATGGTGCAAATCCACGAGGATCATTAACAGCATACCAGTTATACATTCTTCCATAAATAGGTTCATTCGCAGAATCATTATCATAATAGCACCAAGCTCCAGTAGTTAAAGCTGCCCAAGCAGTTGGATCAGTAACTTCTGGTATAGGATCACCATTTCTATATGTAACACCACTATAATTAGTTGCTTCAAAAATAGGATTACATGTAGTAGTAGTTGTTGTAGTGCTACTACTAGTAGATGTACTTGTGCTTGTACTAGTTGTAGTAGTGGTTGGAATTAAATTTACTGTAGCACATTCTGGAGATTGTGATGCTCCTGATGCTGCAAAGTCTCCAACATTAACTAAAGTTAATGCATAAGGACTATTTAAATCTACTTCATAAACTGAACCAGCACTACATAAAATATATAGTTTATTATTGTTCTCAGCTAATCCAAGAGGATTCTCAGAACCAATGAATGAAGTAATATTAACTTCAACTTCTTTATCTCCTGTTAATTCATCGTATTGGAATACTTTAAAAGTACTTCCAGAATGTGCTATACATATAACTTTTCCTGTTGTAGTTAATAATATATCTCCAGATATCTGATATCCAGGATCTAAATCTGCAATTGTAGAAGTTACACTAGATGTAGTTCCAGTTATAGTAACTTCAATAATTGGTTGTGGTGTTAGTAATGTATTTGTTGTTATTAATTTTGTATTAGAAATAGCACCTAGTCCTGCACCAAAACTTACACCAGCTGGAAAATTAATATTTTTATTAAAAACAATAGTCCAAGGGTTAATTGTAATATCATACTCAGATATCAAAGATGTGTTATTATTATATAACCACAGTTTACTATCTGTGTTTGCCATATCATTACTATAAGCAAGAGTGGTTAATACTACACTTTGGTTTGTATCTACATCATATCCAATAATATTTCCATCAATATTATTAATCAATATTGAACAATCATTTAATACTAATGGACATAATCCATCAACACAATTACCCCCAATTGATATAGTTACTAATTCACTATTAGCTAAACCAGCACTTCCACAAACTTTTATAACTTCATTAGCAAGTATTGGATTTACTGCATTAAATTCTTCTAAGCAATTTGTATATGAAAATGAATGAGCTATACTATCTGTATTAGTAAATGTAAGACACTCACAAGGAATTGCTACTGTAGTAGTTGTAGTGGTTGTAGAAGAACTAGAACTTGTAGTTGTAGTGGTAGTATTACAAGGACCTGTTGGTGTTACAACAACTGTTCCTGGAACTGTTAAAGGACTATCTGTTTCAACACAAATTGGTGTATCTCCAGGAGGGATGATAACAGCTTCTGGTAATCCTGTAACACAATCAGTTATAATTATAGCTAATGTATCTAATCCAGTATTAGTTAATAAGAAACCTTCACAAGGAGCTATAAATTGAGTGGTAGTGGTGGTAGTAGTAACAACACAACATACATCTAGTGTATTGAATATAGTAGTTATATTACCATTAATTATTATTATCTGTGAGTTTAGATTATTAACTTGAGCAGTTAATGTATTAATCTGAAAAAGTAAATTACATATGATTTCATCAATCTTTTGTAATATCACATTAAGTGTATCACATGGTTCAGCTGTTGTGCATGTTAATGCAGGACCATTATAAACAATAGTACTAGAAGCAGTTATATTAGTTGAACATGGATTATTAGTATTACAACCACTATTAGTGATTGTAGAACTACATCCACAAGGACTATTTAATACTACATCTGTGCAGCAAGGATTTACTGGTAAATATGGATATGCCATTTTTATTTATTTATTAAATAGGTCTATATTGAATGTAATAACAAGCTACTACTGGTTGAATATTTGCATGAGGAAGTCCTCCACCCACTGGCCCAGCAACATTAGTTATTGAAGCTGTAATTCCTGTAGATGCTGCAGCTGTTATAAAAGTTGATTGTAAAGCTGTGTCATTACTATTTGCATTGTCAAATTTAACTGTAGTAGATCCTGTATCTAATGGTCCTAATAAACCTTTTCCAGTTGGTCCAACTTGATGTGCATGTGTAGGATCATTAAAGTTTAAAATATTAGCATGTGTATGTAAAGGAATCTGTGTATCTAATAATGTAACTTGGTTTGCACCAGCAGTATCATAAAGATTATAATTTGGATTAGCAGAACTAACTGTAGGATCTACAACAGGACTCATTGTTGGTCCAGGAACACCTACAATAGCACCAGTTAAAGCTCTACCTCTTAAATCAGGAGTTCCATTTAATCCATTACATAAAAATATTCTATCCCATTCATCTGTACCTGCTCCTGAAGAATTAAAGAATGTTATAGGTCCAAAATAAGGAACTACAGCATAAGGAACCATTTTATTACTAATTAAACCACTAGATGTAGTATCTAAATAATCTTGAATTAATACATCAAGTTCATCATATCTTACATAGTTTGTACTAAGATCAAGAGCAAGAGCTGTTAAATCAACTCCTAATTGACAAACTTTATTTATTGTAGCTTGTACAATAGCATGTGTATCTGAAGAAGCTGTAACTCCTGTTAAACATCCAATTGTATAATCAGCATTTAATACAGCAAGTGTAACATTGATAGCATCAATTTGTGTCTGAATATCACAAGCAGCTTGAATAAGAGCTTTTGATATATCTAGAATTGATACGGTTGTACAAGTTGAACATGCAGGTAAATATTTTTGTACAACATTACATACGTTAATACTAGTAAGATTTATCTTCACTCCAGATCCATCTAATACAGATACAAGATATGTAGTGAGTGATTGTTCTACAGAAGATAATGTATCACCTGTTTGAATTCCTAAAGCAGGAACATCTATTCCTGTATATTTGACACATCTGTCAGAGACAATCTCTGTACATCCGTTGAAACAATTTGTGCAATTTGACATATTATTTTATTTTATATTGTTAATCTTTTATTAAACGAACTGACATACCTTGATATTTATAAATCTCACTTCTATATATATCAGCACTAGTATAAAATAAAGTACGAGTCCAAGCTCTGGCTGTAGGATCAATATTATATTCTGTACTAGACCAAAATTCACCATATTCTTTTAAATTATAAAATCCTATTGTATTATATCTATATCCTCCTCCGAATGCTGTAAATCCACTACTATTATTAGCTGCATAATTAGGAGTTAACCAGTGACAAAAACCTGTTTGTTTTAACTTTGCACCAGCAATAGTTTCTCCGCCTAAATAGGTGGTTAAAGTAGTCCATTCTGCATCTGAAGGTATGTGATAACCAACTGGAGCTAATCCTCTTGGATCATTTACAGCATACCAGTTATAAAGTTTTCCATATTCAGCATTGGCAGGGTTGTTATCATAATAACACCAAGCCCCTGTAGTTAAAGCTTCCCAAGTAGCTTGATCAGTAACCTCTGGAATTGGATCTCCATTTCTATATGTTGATACATTCAAATTACATACATCCCAAACTTGAATTCCAATTGTTACATCTTGTGGTAAACAAATTCCACATATAGTGGTAGTTGTAGTAGTTGTAGATGTTGAAGAACTAGTTGTTGTTGTACTTGTAGAACTAGAACTAGTTGTTGTACTAGTTATTGGTATAGTTGTAGTACTAGTTGTAGAAGTACTTGTTGAACTAGAACTTGTAGTGGTAGTAGTTATTGGTAATGTTGTACTTGTTGATGTTGTAGGAGGATTTTGTACAATAGTGATATCACAAGGAATCTCTAAACAAGGTTCTGGAGTATTACATTTACTAACACATCCCACTGTAAGACGTATCACTCTACTAGCAATCATATTTACTGAGTATCTATGAACGTAGTTAGGATTTATATATTTGTATTGTAGTATTCTTCTATACCCTATTAATTGAAGAATATCACCAGCAGGTATAGGATTGTTCAACATGTATGAAACATTGTTGTACAAACTATTACCAAGCTCTGCTAACTTGCAATCTATTTTTTTAAGTAAAGAAGGAATGTTTGCACATTCTGGACAATTAGTTAGTCTAGGTGATAAC